ATTGCTCGGTGGCGGTGGCGTCGCTCAGGAGACGGACACGTCCGGCATCACTGCCAACGCCAACACCACCGGCTCGGCTACCAGTCTCGCCACCGCCAACCTCACCATCCCGAGCCACTGGCTCGGATACAAGGTCGCCGCTGAAATTGCGTGGACCGCTGCCGCCATGTCTGCCGGGACAGCGAGCGGCTTCTTCGCTCTGCGTATCGGATCGACCGATCTTTACGAAATGAGCATCGAGGTCGGAACTCCGTCAGTTGCCGGAGTGCTGGTCGGGCGGTCCACCGGACTGACCGCAACCGGAACCGTGCCGGTGATTCTCCGTGGGCGGCACTCGCCGTCTCCTGTGATCCAGTGTTCCTCCATCTCCATCTACGCCCGAGCTATCCGCACTGCATGAAGTACGAAAGGACAGACATGGCAACCACCAAGAAGACCACCACCAAGAAGTCGTCCGGCTCTGAGCCGGACAAGCCCAAGGCACCACCGAAGCCCAAGTTTCTGAATCTGGCGGAGGCGGCTGAGTTCCTGGGGATCAGCGAGCAAGAACTGACTCTCTCGCGCTACCGGGGCATCGCTCCCGGCAAGCTGGCGACCAAGAAGGACGGTCAGTTGGTGTGGGAGCGGAAGGCGTTGGAGTCGCACAAGAAGTGAATGTGGGAGTTCCTCAGATCGCGCTCCGTGGTGGAGGTGATGACGCTGTGCTTCACCGGCCTCATTGCGTTCGTGATCGTCTTGGGAGCAATTGCCGTGGTGGTAGCCGAGATTGCCAATCCCGCCAACGACACTTCCCAAGTGGTCGATGGGCTGACTTCGATCATCACCGGAATCCTGGGCGCTCTGCTCGGGCTGCTCGCCGGGAAGTCCGAAGCGGTCAACACGCCGCCACCATCGAGAGCGGAGCCGGATGACGATGGCTCCTGACCTTCTTGCGCTTAATTCGCTTTCTTCGCAAGTGCATCAGGCAACGATCTAGGAGGCCGCTTCCAAGTAGGGCAGCCAGGTATGGGGTAACGAGAAGTTTGCAGAGGCGTAGTTGCCATAACCCCACACCTGATTTACACTGTGCTGCATGGCAACCAAAACTACCGCAGCGATCTACACCCGGATATCAGACGACCGAGAAAGCAGGGGCGCAGGCGTCGCCCGTCAGGAGGCCGAGTGCCGAGCGCTCGCTGACCGACTCGGACTCGATGTGATCGAGGTCTTTGAGGACAAATCGAAGAGCGCCTACACCGGAGCGCCCCGGCCTGAGTACCAGAGGATGAACGAGGCGATCAGAGCCGGGAAGTTCGATGTGATCCTGGCTTGGGGTCAGGACCGACTCGTCCGCAACGTGAGGGAGTTTGAAGACCTCATCGTCGCGCTCAACGAAACCAGCACCATCGTCAAGACGGTGGTGTCTGGCGAGTACGACCTCACCACAGCCGACGGTCGGCACTATGCGCGTGGCGCGGTGAACAACGCCCGTCGTGAGTCGGAGAAGATTTCCGAGCGAGTCAAAGCCGCCAAGGACGCTTCGACCGCTCGGGGCGAGATGTCGGGTGGTCGGCGTGCCTTCGGTTGGACCGAGTCTCGGCGGGCCATCGAGCCGGACGAGATGATGGTGCTGCAAGACCTTGGGCGGCGAGCGCTCAGTGGCGAGGGCATCTCCACGATGGTCACTGATCTGAATGCCAAAGGCATCAAGACCAGTCAGGGCAACGCCTGGACTCGGGCCGCGCTCCGCAAGCTGCTCACCAACCCGGCGACCGCTGGTCTGCGTCGTCAGCCCGATGGGAGCGTGATCGACGGGACGTGGGAAGGCGCTTGGGATCGGGACACTTGGAATCGCATCTGCGCTCTGCTCAACGATCCGGCTCGACGGACCACTCACCGGATCAGGAGCTACTTACTCACCGGCCTGGTGACAGACTCGGCTGGTCGCAAGCTGGTGACGGGACACGACATCAGAGGCCGCACCTATCGCACCGACTCGATGGCCCATCCAGGGCCGGGACAAGTTTCGATCAGCGCCGATCTGGTCGAGGACGTGACGACGAGGACGTTGTTCAGGATCACCGACAAGCTGGAAATGAGTGACCCGACGACGGAGATGGCTGACCCGACTGTCGAGATTCAGAATGCGCTCAACGCACTGGCTGAGGACTACGGCAAAGGCGATCTGACCGCAGGCGAGTGGAACGCCGCCAAAGGACCGCTGACCGAGCGGCTGAAGCAGGCTCGCAGATCGGTCGCCAAGGCCGGAGCGCGTGTCTCGGACATGCCGTGGTCGGAGCCAGGACAGCTTCGCAAGGTGTGGAGCGGCCTCTCCATCCAGCAGCAGCGCAGTGCGGTCGAGTTGTTCATCGAGGCCGTCGTCGTCTTGCCTGCGAAGAAGGGCGCTCGGAGCCAGGACACCAAGCGGGTCAAGGTCGTTCGCCGCTAGGGTGCTGGTCGGCATACCAACCCAAACCGGTATGGGAAAGAGCGTCGGCAACGGCGCTCTTTCTGTTTTGATAGAGTTGCCTCCTAGACCCAGACCTTGATCCAATTTCAGTCAGTTGAAAGGTTTGGGTTATGCCTTCCGAGGCCGAGCTAGAAGAAGCCGCTCTCCAACTCTCAGATGAGTGGTTCGCTCAGGGTGGGGAAGTCACCGAGGATCAAAAAGAGTCGCTGGCATTGATCCTTGCCGGTGCCGAATTTCGTCTCATGCCCGCCACTGTGGACGGCATGAGTGAGACCAAGACCTAGACAAAGCAAGAGCCGCCGGAGCGCATGACCGGCGGCTCTCTCTATTCGGAAGGGATTCCGTGATTGCGTGACTGAACATAGCAAGCGAAAGTCGGAAGCGATACCGATTGCTTCCGCGGCGTTTCATGGAGTGGCGGGAGACTGGGTCAATCTGATCGGCCCGCACTCAGAGGCCGATCCTGTCGCATTGCTGGTCGATCTGCTCACCACCGTCGGCGTCATGGTCGGACCCGAGCCTCACTTCATGGTGGAAGGCACACGGCACACCGCTCGACTCCATGTCGTGATCGTCGGCAACACCGCTCGCGCTCGCAAAGGAACATCGCGAGACAGGGTCGCTCAGTTGATTGACGAGCTTGAAGATTGGTCGATGCCTCCACCCCGATCCGGGCTGTCCACCGGGGAGGGATTGCTGAAGGCGATGGAGCCGGACGAATTCGGCTACGTGGCCGAAGCCCGACTCTTCGTGGTGGAGCCGGAGTTCGCACGGGTGCTCCATGCCGCACAGCGACCAGGCAACACCATCGCTGACTTCGTTCGACTCGCCTGGGACTCCGGGAACATGGGGAAGATGACGGCGGCAAAGCCGCTCATGGTCAAGGGCGCTCACATCTCAATCCTGGGCCACATCACCGCTGAAGAGCTTTTGCGGAATCTCGATCAGACTGAAATGGCTTCCGGCTTTGCCAACCGATTTCTCTGGCATTGGGTTCGTCGGTCGAAGCGGATTCCCCGCACCACTCGCCCGCTGCTTGACGACAAGGACAAGATTGTCACTCGGCTGAAAGCGTGCCTTGCGATGGCTCGCGATGTTGGTGAGATGCGATTCGATGATGAAGCCGGGGAGATGTGGGACGAGATTTACGAGACCTTTGACGACGAGCTTGGCGGCATGGTCGGCTTCCTCATGGCGCGAGCGGAGGCACAACTGCTCCGGCTCTCGATGGTCTTCGCTCTGCTCGACGGGAGCCATGTGATCGAAGCCTCACATCTCGCCGCTGCCGCAGCGGTGTGGGAACACAACGCTCTCAGCATCGACCGCATCTTCGGAGACCGCCAGGGCGACCCTGTCTCTGATCGAATCTACGACGGGATTCAGAGCGCCGGTGTTCTCGCCACCACCGACATCTCCGGCCTGTTCAAGCGGCACCAACCGGCAGATCGGCTCTTCGCTGCGCTCAACGATCTCTTGGAAAAGGGCTTGATCCGCTCGGAGAAGATCGCCACCGAGGGCCGCTCCAAAACGGTCTATCGGATTGCGAAAGAAGCGAAAAAAGCGAACGAAGTACCGGGATTGGTCGGAGTTGACTCCCTATTTTCGCTTAATTCGCTTATTTCGCATTCTGATGGGGCGATGAACTGGGACTGGATTCTGGGCGAAGCGGAGGACGAATGATTCCCGATTGGGTGCCTTGGCGAGTCTTCTGCTGGATTACGAATTGGCGGATTCGACGGCTCTGTGCTCGCCATCCCGACAAGTTCGTCATCGTCGGTGGCGAAGACGGATTGCTCGACTATGAGCACACGCCTTGGTGGGCGCATCGGCGCAAGCTCATTGGACTAGACGACTGACCAGACACGAACGAGAGGGAGTCAGAAGTGAACTTCGATTGGTGGAGGAAGATGGTCAACGTGAAGATGCTTCGGGCTGAGTTGGAATTCCATCAGCATGTGCAGGCAGCGCACTCGGCGCTCAAAGAGATGACATCTCAGAGCCTTCGCTCAGGGCTGAGTGAAGAGAGGCTGGACGAGATACGGGAGGCCATCGGTCAGCTTCAGCGGGAGATGAATGATCTGCACGATGCCCCACTTCCACATTGAGCTTGCCGAGATAGGCGCTCACTCCAAGGTGGTGATGGACGGTGTCGATATCTCGGATCAGTTGGTGGGCATCCAGATTTGGTGCAGGGCTGATGGTCAGACGGAGGTATCGCTGGACTACGCCTTTGCCACGGTGGATGGAGACATCGACGTGCTGACGATGGAGGGCTACGTCAGCCACTCGGAGGAAGAGGAAGAGTGACTGAAATTAGGTCGATAGACCTACGGGATTCAGTTGGTGATAACTCAGAGGCATCTGAGACAATTAGTGGGCCGAGCGATGTGTTGAGCATCCCCGGCCCTGGTCGCACCTAACAAGGAGGTACAACGTGACCGAATCTACATCGACCAACAAGACGGCACTGTGGCTGATCGCTGCTCTGCTCGTCATCGTCATCGCTGTTCTGCTGAGAGACGACATCGCGCTCTGGTGGGAGTGCAGCATGACGGGCAACGGCAGAGGGCAGGCGTTCGACGCTGCTGCCGCTCTGACGAGAGCGCGAGTCTGCGGATGAAGCCGCTCCCGCCCGATCATCCCGCTGTGCAGCGATTGCACGCTGAACGCAAGGCTCAGGGCTTCGACAAGATCAGTGATGATGTGAAAAGGAAGCTGTCCCGCATCATCGTTGAAGCCCTGCACACCGATCCCGAGATTGTGAAGGGCGAGCTTCACGTCGATCCCAAGATCACGGAGTCGCTGCATGAGAAGCCCGTCACCGATCCATCGGTGATCCGTGCTCAGAAGACCGATGGCTGAGTGCGAGGTCTGTGGCAAGCCCGCATCGACCAAGCCGAGATACATGGGGCGATGGTGTCAGTCATGCGGTGACGAGCCGATCAACGCTGACCCTCACCCGGACAATCAGTGCAGTATCGAAGGCTGTGACAGCCGGATCAGATCATTGGGTCTTTGTAACAAGCACTATCTAGAGAAGCGGAGACGTGATCGGGGAATCCCGCCTGCACGTCAAGCAGCCCCGGCGAAGCCTGGTCAGAAGGTGTGCTCGATTTCAGGATGCCCACGTCGAGTGAAGGCGTGGGGCTATTGCGGCGCTCATTACAGAAGGCTCCTAAGTCACGGCGATGTGAACGTCGTGAAGCAGGGAGGCATAAAGAGTCAGAGGACATGCAGTGTCGAGGGCTGTGATCGTCCGCATTTCGGGAAGGGCTACTGCCAACCGCATCACTGGCGTCAGTGGAAGCACGGCGATGTTCAGGCCGACAAGCCGATTGGAAGATACGTGTGCGCAGTTGATGGGTGCCAGAGACGACATTCACAGCACGGATACTGTGCGGCCCACTATGCCCGCCTTGTCGCATATGGAGACCCGTTGTTGGTGAAACAGAGAGCAGCGAGGTGGTCGAAGACGCCCTATCGCATCATCGAGACCGGGGAGTTGGTGGAGTAGATACCCTGCTGGCATGGCTGGAATATCAGCAGTGTCGAAGCGTGGTTCAACGTGGAGATGGCGGAAGATAAGAGCGAGGGTGCTTGCCCGTGACGGATATCGCTGTCGGTACTGCGGCAAACCAGCAAACCAAGTGGATCACATACGCCCCCGCACTGATTTCAAAAGAGGCGAGTGGGCTGATTCAGAAGACAACCTTGTGGCCTGTTGCAAGGTGTGCAATTTAAAGAAGGGTGCAAATGCCCCACCATTTTTTCTGAGTGGCGACCGCCGACAGCCCGCCCCTTCTGTCGTCTCTCTCCCCGTTTCTGAAACGAATCGGCAGTCTTTGAAATTGGGTCTGGATGATCCGGGTCCGTTGGGCCGGAGCGTTTCAAAATGACTGTGATTGGGATGGGCGGCCGAGCGGATCGTCCCTCTGAGGAACGTTTTGGAAACGTCAGACCCAGAGTCGGAACTCAGCGCTCCGACCGCCCGACCCGAGGCGACGAAGTCCGTGAACTGTGCGAGGAAATCGGCTTCCCGCTTTTGGAATGGCAGCAATACGCCCTTGATGTCGGGTTGGAAACTGCACCGGATTCGGTGCAGTGGGCCTTTCCCGATGTTGCCATCGCCGTCAGCCGTCAGAACGGCAAGACCGGAGGCGTGCTCCATCCCCGCATCCTCACCGGGATGGTCCGGTGGGGCGAGCGAGTCATCCACAGCGCTCAGAACCGAGACCTCCCCAGAGAGAGCTTTTTGGAAATCGCTGAGGTCATCGAGACCTACTTCCCCGAGCTTCTCGCGGGCAAGGTTCGGCGGGCCAACGGGCAAGAGAGCTTCCGGCTGAAGAACGGTGCCAGCTACAAGATCGTGGCTCCCCGATCCAACGCTCCCCGAGGTCTGCACGCCGATCTGGTGGTGCTGGACGAAGTCAGGGAGTACCGATCCTTTGAGTTCGTCTCGGCGGTGATGCCGACCCTGAACACGTCCCGCAATCCGTCCGTTTGGTGGGCATCGAACGCCGGTGATCCCGACAGCGTCGTGCTCAATCAACTCCGCGAGCGGGGAATGAACGGCGATCCGAAGCTCTGTTGGATGGAGTGGAGCGCCGATCCGTCTCTGCCAGCCGACGACCCGGAAGCGTGGGCGCAGGCAAACCCGGCGATGGGAACGCTGATCGCTCGGGAGCGCATCGAGCATCTCTACGCCACCATGCCCGAGACCGACTTTGAGACGGAGCAGTTGTGTCGGTGGGTGGCGATATCGGGAAGCAGAGCCATCTCTGAGGCGCTCTGGGAGCGTTCTCTGAGCACGACCATGACCGGCGCAGCACGTCCCGTCATCTCAATCGACGTGGACCCGGATCGGACAGCAGCCGCCATCGTTGCGGCATGGCATGAGCCGGACGGGAGGATCGGCACCGACTTGGTCTTCTACCGGAGCGGCGACCTCAGTGAGCTTGCTGCCGGTGTCCAGGCGGTCATTGACGAACTGAAACCCACCGCCATCGGCTACGACCCTTGGACGACGGAGTCTCTGGCGGAGTCGCTCCGCTCCAAGGGTCTGCCGATCCAACCGATCACCGGCAGGGCTTGGGTGAGCGCCTGTCAGACGCTTCTGGAACTGCTTCAGACCGACCGGCTGCGGCATCCAGGCCGTGAGGTCTTGTCCACGCAGCTTGGCTTCGCCGGGAGGCGGGATTCGACCGAAGGCCGCTGGTGGATCGCCCGCGGCTCTGAGCCGATCCCGGCTGTGACCGCTACCGCGAGAGCGGTGTTCCTGGCATCGAGACCGAGGCCGACTTACTCCATCCATTGACTTTTTGAGCGTGCGCTCAAAATCCTGAGTATGGTGACTAGTCATGGGTCTTATCTCTTGGCTTAGAGGCGACGATTTACAGTCAATTGAAAAGCGTCACGTTGACTATGACCCTTCCGCTTATCCGCTGGACTTTCAATTAGACAGTGTCATCTGGCATCAGTTCCACGGCTACATCAACCCTCTCGCGGTCCCGGCTGTCTATGCCGCCCTTGATCTGATATCGGCTTCGGTTGCTCAATTGGCGACGAATCCAGAGACGCCGTTATCCCGAAAACCAGACCCATTTTCCACTCGCTTTGAATTCCTCTTTGAGACTTGCCACGACCTTGCCGAGCACGGCGATGCCTTCTGGCTATTGACGCCGACCGACCGGGGCATCGACTCGATGCAAGTGATTCCGGCGCGTGAGGTCGATGTTGAGTGGGACGATGTCTTGGGTCGGCGGCTGCGGAAATACACATGGCTCTCCAAAGAGATTCCGTCGTCCCGCATCCGTCATCTTCGGTTCCATCCCAGAGCGGGCGAGCTACGCGGTCTGTCGCCCATCGAAGCCGCAAGGCTGACTTGGGAAGGTGCCGCAGCGAGTGAGCAGTGGGGGTCGTCGCTCTTTTCAAACTCAGGAGTCCCTTCCGGAGTTCTGACGGCTCCCACTCCGCTCACCGATCCCGAGGCGACCGAGTTGCAGAAGCAATGGACGGCGGCTCGCTCAGGATCACGGTCAACGGCGGTGCTCGGAGGCGGTGTCAAATACGAGCCGGTCGAGCTTTCACCGGCTGACATCGGTTGGCTCGACACTCGCTCTTCGACCGCCCAAGAGGTCGCCAGGATTTTTCACATTCCGTCGGACATGCTGGAAGTGGCGATCCAGGGCGGAGCCTCTTCGATCACCTATCGGAACTTGGCAGAGGTCGGTGCTGACTTCGTGCAGTGGGCGCTGAAGCCCTTCCTCACCATCGTTGAAGAGGCGTGGGTCTCGATTCCGGGTCAGCCACTTTTGAAATTCGTCACTGCCCCGCTCTACGAAGAGGCACTGGAAACCCGCGCTCGCACTTTGCAAACGCTGGTGACATCGGGCGCTGATCCCGGTCTGGCAGCAACCGAGACCGGATTCGATCCGTCGCTCATGCCCGCTGCCTCACCGTCCACTTCCAAGGAACTCGCGGAGATTGTCCAGAAGGTCTATCTCGGCGTGGGCGTGGTGCTGACCGCAGAAGAGGCTCGGGGAATCCTGAACGGAGCCGGAGCCGGACTTTCACTCGACTTTGAATCGGAGGTTCCAGTTGGAACGCCTGCAATTTGATCTGCCCCTTGAAGTGCGCTCGGTCGGTGAGGACTCCGGTGATGGGCGAACAATCGAGGGGCGGATCGTTCCCTACAACGAGACGATCACCTTGGGCGACAGCCAGGAGCGTTTCGTCAGAGGGGTATTCGCTGACACCAACCCGGAGGACGTTGTCCTGCTCTGGCAGCACGACACCACACAGCCCATCGGTCGCATGTCGGCGCTCACCGAAACCGACGACGGCGGCTACGGCACCTTTCGGATGGCCGATACCGACCGTGCCAGAGAAGCTCTCTCGCTGACCCGAGATGGGATCGCCCGCGGACTGAGCGTGGGCTTCATGTCGATGCTGTCGAGACGCAAAGCCGGAGTCCGTGAGCACACCAAGGCGAAGTTGATGGAGGTCAGCGTCGTCACCTTTCCCGCGTTCCCCACAGCAGGGGTACTCGCAGTCCGCAAGGAGGACCGAATGGAAGAAGAGACAACGGCTGTCGAAGAGCCGAGAGGTCAGATGGTCGATATGACCCAACTGAGCGATCAGCTTCTCGGGGAGCTTCAGACGCTCCGCACCGAGCACGACGAGTCGCTCCGTGAGATTCGGAATCAGATCGGCACCATCTCGCTCGGGGCGTCCGTCGTAGAGCCACCGATGACTCTGCACGCAGCGCTCGCAGAGTTGATGGTGATGGTCGCTGAGAAGCCAGCGGAGAACCGCGCTCTCGCTGACGTGATCGGGACCGCTCCCGGCAATGCGTCGGGCTTGATTCGGGATCAGTGGGTGTCCGAGCTTCTCGGCTACATCGACGCTCGCCGTCCGATGTTCGCCGCAGCCGGGAACGCAGGGTTCCCCGACAAGGGATACGGGATCGCCTTCCCGAGAATCACGCAGCACGCCCTGGTCGGGCCGCGTGGCGCAGAGAAGTCGGAGATTCCCACTCGCGAAGTGATCGTGGAAGCGGGCAACTACACGATGGAGTTCTTCGCCGGTGGCGTCGATGTCGCCCTTGAACTGATCGCTCAGAGCGATCCGTCCGTGGTCGAGGTCGTGGTCGGGTCACTGCTCGACCAGTACGCCATCGCCACCGAGCAGAACTTCGTTGACGATGCGGAAGCCGTAGCCACCGCTGCTGGCACACCGATTGTGTTCACCAACTGGGGAGCATTTTCAGGGAGTGTCATTGCAGGGTCGGCAGCGATCCGTGCCGCCACCGGAGTTCCGGGTGATCGGGTGGCCCTGAACACCGCCTCTTGGACGAGCCTGATGGCGATGCTGAATCCGGCAGTCCCGGCGACCCTTCCGGGTCCGTCGGCTCCTGACTTCAGTGCCGAGTCAACGACGCTCTTCGGCGTGACCTTCTTCCACAGCCCGCTCGCAGATGCGACCGCAGTGCAGTTCAATCAGAAGTCACTCCGCAGGGCGGAGCGCGCTCCTGAGACTGTGACTGCCACCAACGTCGCTCTGATGGGTCGTGACATCGGCGTGCTCGGGGCAACCATCTCGCTGCCTCTCTATCCGGCAGGCATCCTGCGGAGTGGCACCGCCTGATGACGCTCCCTGGTCCGGTTCCTTCCACGGCTCGCTTGACGCAAGCGATCATCGCTAAAGCAGCGCGCTTCCTGGCGATGGTCGAAGCGCCGCTCGGGTCGTGGGGGGAACTGACCGAGTTCGGGCTTGCCACGGTGCGTCCTGATTTTCAGATCAAGGAACTTCTCTTTGGTCTGCATAACAGCGGCATCTTGCTGACCGATCTGGCAGGACTGGTCGAAGTGGATGACGTGATCCGGGCCGGACTCAACGCCGACCCGCTCACGTTCCCCGCCGAGCGCATCCCCGACGTGCAGCGAGCAATCGACTCGGCGGTGGACTGGGTCTGGCATGAATTGGAACAGGCGTATGGCGTCGCATGAGCATGATCGAGAAGCTGGTCGAAGCCCTCACTGCCGAGTTTCAAGGCGATGTGGTTTTCACCGCTTCGGTGCCGCCGACGATCACACCACCGTCGGTTGTCGTCGCCCCTGGCGAGCCGTTCATCGTTCCGTCAACGCACGGAACGGTGCAGGAGTCTTGGCGGGTCTTGGTCGCAGTGTCGATCAAAGAGCCGAAGACGGGGATCGACAAGATGCGTGAGTTGAGCCTCCGTGTCCGCAAAGCGGTCGTCTCGGTCGGTGGGCTTTGGGTCCAGGCCGGAGGTCCGTATCAGGCGCAGCAGACCAACGCGCTGACAGTGATTTCAGCAAATGAAGTCCATTTGAAATATCTAACGGAGGAAACAACATGACAGCTTCGCCGACATTTGTGCCGGGTTACTTGGGGACCGTCCTCTTGAACACGGAAGACATCAGCGCCATCGGCTCTGTGGTCAGTTTGCAGAAGACAAGAAATCTGATGACGAAGCCGACGTTCGGCAGCGAGTACGCACACTCGCTCGGCGGGCAGAAGATCGGTGCGTTCTCAGCCAACGGTCACGTCTCGGTGGAGCAGATTGGCGACATCGAAGCGGCGTTCAACTCAGACGCCCCGATTGATTTCTCACTGCAAATCGGAGACGCCGCAGGGCCAACCGATGCCGGTGTCTACGTCGGTCAGTGCGTGCTCTCGTCCTACACCATCGAAGCCAGCGCCGACGGCGAGTGGGATTGGAGCATCGAAGCGCAGACCAGCGGGCCGGTCGTCTACACCGCTCCCACGCCGTGACGTGGAAGGTCGTATCGACGTAAAGGGGCTTGACCTTCTTCGGAAGAATCTTCGATCTGTTCAGAGCGATCTTCCCAAGGGGCTGACCCAAGTTCACAAGACCGTTGCCGAGCCGGTTGCTGATCGTGCTCGCCGCAAGGTGCGCTCTCGGTCTGGTCGGCTCGCCGGGACGATCAAGGCGCAAGGCAGTCAGCGCTACGCACGGGTGAGCGCCGGACAACGGCTGCCCTACGGAGCGATTAACCACTGGGGCGGCTATCCGGGCAACTATCCCGGCAACCCGTTCCTCACGGAGTCGATCAACGAGCTATCGGCAAGCACCTTCAAGCTCTACGACGCCGAACTGCACAAGTGGTTGGAAAGGCTCTGGGTGGATTCCAGTTGAGCGAGACCCTGATTCTGAAAGTCCCAGGCGAGGACGAGGACATCGTCATCGACGAGAGCTTCATGGACTTCCACGATTTCAGCGTGGAGGAAATGGAGTTGATCTACCGCATCGCCGGGAATCGGTTGCTGATCGACGGCACGCCGACGGCGGGAGCGGCTGCGCTCATGCTCACGGTGAAGCTGGCTCGGGGCAGGACTTGGAGTCCCGAGACCATCGCTGAGGTTTTGGAAATCCTCACCGCTTGGCTCACCGACAATCTGGTGGAGGTCGATGCCTGATGGCGGGCAATGTCGTCCGGGCCACACTGATTGCAGACAGCCGGCAATTTCAATCCGGTTTCAAAAAGGCTGAGAAGGCAACCTCCGGCTTCGACAAGGCCATCGACAAGACCGCCGGTCTCGCCAAGGGTCTGCTCGCCGGTGCTGCCGCTGCCGCTGTCGTCGCCTTCGCCAAGGATTCAATCCGTGCCTTCTCCGACCTAGAGCAATCGACCGGCTCGGTGGAGTCGGTGTTCGGCACTGCTGCCGACAACATCACCAGCAAGGCGAGAGGGGCTGCACAGCAGTTCGGACTGTCGATGTCCGAATTTCAGAATTCGGCTTCGACACTCGGCGCTCAACTGAAGACCACGCTCGGCTTGTCGATGGACGAGGCGGCGGACAAGACCATCGACTTGACCGAGAAGGCCGCAGACATGGCGGCGACCTTCGGTGGGACCACGGCTGAGGCCATCTCCGCGATCAGTTCCTTGCTCCGTGGAGAACGTGATCCGATTGAGCGCTATGGCGTCGCCATGAACGACGCCGCCATCGAAGCTCACGCCTTGGAGATGGGGCTTGCTGGCACCAATGCCGAACTCACCCCGCAGATGGAATCCGCTGCCGCTCTCGACTTGCTCATGCAGCAGACCGCGGATTCAACGGGCCAATTTGCAGACGAGTCCGAGACTCTCGCCGGAAAGCAGCAGCGACTCAACGCTCGGTTGGAGAACACCAAGGCTCTCGTCGGGCAGGCGCTCGCTCCGGCGATGTCTGGTGCTCTCGACATCACCGGCTCGCTGGCGGACGTGGTCGATGAACTGGCGATCAATTTCCTGATTGCTCAGGGAGCCATCACCGAAGCTGAAGGTGCCTTGGCGAAGTGGAACGACGAGGCCGGAGATGGCGTCACCAACACCGAGGACTTCTTCGATGTGCTCACCGACTTCGGGGTGAATCTGGAACGGATCGCCGGTGGCAAGGGTGGGTTCGTTGACGCCGCTTCCAGTGCTGAGGACTTCGGAAAGGAAGTCACCAACCTTCTCGACACGCTCGACCCTGGCATCGACACCGCTCAGGAATGGAAGGACACCATCGAAGCGGTTGGTGTTGAGCAAGGTCTGACCAAGGAACAGATCGAAGCTGCCAAGGACGCCTTCGATGACTACGTCGTCTCCGAGGGAAGGGCTGCTTCGGGAGCCGCAAAACACAAGAGGGATTACGACGGGGTCGCCGGGGCGATGGGCGACCAGGCGGGAGCAACCGAGGGTGCCACCGACGCATTGCGGGAGCAGTTCGATCTGATCGACGGGCGGATCGGCTCGCTGGAAAATTTGAAAACCGCTACCGACGAGCAAGCGACAGCCATTGCCGAAGTGCAACGCCTGGAAGATGAAGGCAAGAAGAAGACGCCGGAGTGGGTCGCCGCAGTGGAGGCCAAGGCCGAAGCCAACCGCAACGTGCGTGATGCCGAGATTGCTCTGATCGAATCGGGTGGGCTGACCCGAGAAGAGTTCGTCAAGCAGCAAGTCGAGTTGGGCAGCACCGTGGAGGAAGCCCAAATCCTTGCCGACAAATACAACGAGCTTTTCACGCCCCGCCATGTCACTCACACCATTCACTTCAATGAGTCGGGGAACCAGAGCAGCAGCGGTCGCACCTATCGGGGCGGAGTGCAGCAAGGCGGCTACGTCCAGGCCAACATGCCGGTGCCGGTCGGTGAGCTTGGACCCGAACTCTTCGTCCCGAATCAGAACGGTCGGGTGGTCGCCAACAACATGCTCGGCAACTGGGCGCGGGGAGCAGGCAGTGGCGGAGCCGTCATCAACATCACGATCAACGCCGGTCTCGGGTCTGATCCCAACGCCATCTCCCGAGCCGTGGTCGAAGCCCTTCAGCGCTATCAGCGAGCCAACGGCTCGGTGCCAATCCGGGTCCGTCCTTGATGCTCCCGTCGATCTGGCAGAACGAGCAGATCGGTGATCCGATCTATCAGGGCTTGATGCTCGGTGGACTGCATGTCGGCACGCCGCTCCTGAAGGCTGACTATCCGGGGCTGAGAGCGATCCGGCTGTCGGATGGCTCAGTCGTCCTTGCCGACGCTCTACCGGACTCCTACGCCGTCCCTGCGGGCGGTGGTGTCTCGCCAGTCGGTTCGGTCACGATGTGGGCGGGAGCTTCGACCAGTCTCCCGAGCGGGTGGCTGCTCTGTGACGGCACTCCATTCCTGGCTACCGCCTACCCCGAACTGGCCGCTCTTCTCGGCACCACCTTCGGGACTCCCGCCCCTGGCGATTGCCTGGTTCCCGACATGCGGGACCGCTTCGTGGTCGGAGCCGGGACCACCTACTCACGGAACTCCAAAGGCGGATCGGTCAACGTCGGGGCGCACGCTCATGGTCTGAACAGCCACACCCATAACGTGAATATTGCGGCGTTCGATTCAGGTGGTCAGAACGCTGGTCACAATCACGATTTCGCTCACACTCACAACGTCATCGGGAACACTGGCCCGGATACCGCCGCCGCTCACTCCCACGTCGAGGACGACACCTTCAGCGGTCGCCCCACCACATCGACCGGGAGCATCACCCGAGGGACTACCGCCGCTGTTCCTGACTCAACCTCTGGTCCCGTATCGGCAGGCCATGAGCATTCCATCGACCCGCCGACCACCGAATCGACAGCGCCGCTCTCTCCGAACACAGCCACCGCCAACAACCCATCGGCGGGCGGGGCCAACGAGAACCGGCCTCCCTACATCGGCATCTTCTTCATCATCTGCGCTAGTGGAGGCGGAGGCTCGGGCGTGGAGCTTTGGTACTGATGACCACCGTTGCTGTCCCGCCTCCCGGTCAAGTCCTGAAGTGGCTTGGCGGGCATGTCGATGTCAGGGTCGAAGTGGACACCGGCTTGGGAGACGCCACCTTTGGCCTCTGGGACTCCGCTCTCTGGGACGTGGCGACTTGGGGATCGGAAGACCCGAACTGGGCCGACGCCACGCCTTTCGTGTTCTCGGTCGAGTTCAGAGCCGGAGCGATGCGATGGGGCGAGCGCTTTGAGTCGGCCTCCTGCACGATCATCGTGGACAACACCGACGGCATCTTCACTCCCGAGTCCGGGGTGGAGTATTGGCATCAGCCCTTCCGACCGGGACGACGGATTCGGGTGGTCGCCATTCCCGACGAGACCACCGGCGAGAAGTGGGCGCTCTTCACCGGACAGATCGACGCCATCAACGATGTCTACGACGATGCTGGTCACGCCATCACCACCGCCATCGTTGCCTCTGACTTCATCTCGGTGTGGCAGGCCAACAACCCGCTCATGCTGGAAACCCCGACCGGAGTGCAGACCACATCGGAGCGAATCCACGCAGCGCTCGACCGGATGGACTGGCCCGTCGATCAGCGGATCATCCAACTCGGTGAGCACAACATGCAGACGAGCTTTCTGGCTCAGTCCACTTGGGAGGAATGTGCTCGGGCCGCTGAAGCTGAGGGCGGAGCTTTCTACTCAGATAGAAATGGGTCCGCCGTTTTCAAGAACCGGGACTGGCTGACAACCGACGAGCGCTCGGTAGCGATTCAGGGGTATCTCGGCTACGACGAAGTGCCTTACACGCCGGATGCGTCCAAGTGGGACGTGTCCCAGTGGGACGTTGATGTCTGGCGAGCGTTCAAGGCTCAGACCGCTCACGTCCTTGAAATCGTCACCAGCCATGAGGCAACCCGGATCGTCAATCAAGTGAAGATGGCTCGGGTCGGCTCGACGGTGCAGGCCGTCGAAGACCTTGACAGCCAAGCTCTGTTCGATGGGCGGAGCTATGGGCGCACCGATTTGGAAAACTCGTCGGACGCCGAAGTCGCCTTCCTGGCTGCTCGCTATCTCGCTGCTTTCAAGGACGACCGGCTCCGCATCGACTCGGTGACGATCACCGCCATCGAAGACCCGGACAACAACGACCGGAATCGGATGCTCTATGACACCCGCTTCGGGGATCGGTTGGCAATCAAGGTCGAGCCTCCGTGGGGATGGAGTTACGAGAAGGAAGTTCACGTCATGGCGATCAGCCACGTCATCACTGCCGACGATTGGCAAGTGACGTTTCAACTGGATGACGCCCAAACCTATGAAGGAGGCCCGTAGTGCCAGAGATTCCAAATGTCGTGATGGACGAAGTCATCGAGTCCGAGTGGGGCAATGACATCAGGGACCGGACCATCCAGCGCTACGCCAGCGTCACCGAGCGGACCTCACTGGTCCCGAGTCCGCAGGCGGGCGACCTTGCCTTCATGGAGAACACCGGCGATGTCTGGGTCTATTACTCGGGATGGAAATTGCTCGGTGGCGGTGGCGTCGCTCAGGAGACGGACACGTCCGGCATCACTGCCAACGCCAACACCACCGGCTCGGCTACCAGTCTCGCCACCGCCAACCTCACCATCCCGAGCCACTGGCT